GAATTATCTAACGAACGTTTAGAAGCGGTTTTAGATTTACCAGAAGTCAATTTCCCCGCGCTGGCTAGGGACATTTCGACAGGTACACAAACTTTAGGCGGGGCTTCTGCGTTTACCGTACCGCAAGGGACTAACGCGCTTTCGTATTGCAGCCAAATTAACGACGCTGAACAAGGCCGTTTATTTATGTCGCGGGACAACGTTTTAACGTTTCAACCGCGCATAGGTGCAACGCTTAGCAGCGCAGTAGCAAACTTTAACGACGACGGCACAAACATTAAATACAACGATTTAGGCATAACTTTTGAAGCTGACCAGGTTATTAACCGTGCTGTAGTACAAATTTTAGGTAGTAACAGCCCGCAAACAGCAGAGGACTTAGCCAGCCAAGCAAAATATTTCATACAAACTACAAGCATTACTAACAGCCTTTTACACGACACAACAGCCGCCGCCGCTTTAGCTAATTATTTGTTAGACGGCGAACCCCAAGCCCGTTATACGTCTGTTGGCACGTCGTTTAATATGTTGACTACAGCCCAACGGGACGCGCTAGCCGTAGTCGATATAGGCGACACAATAACCATAGAAAAGACTTTTACCAGCGGGGTAGGCACAACGCAGCTGGCGCAAGAATTAAGCGTAGAAGGCATTGAACACGTTTTAGACCTAAGTTCAGGCCACAAAGTTTCATATTTTACTGCGCCTACAACTGTCGTTTACCAACTAGTTTTATCGGACAGCATTTACGGGATACTAGACGCGTTAAACGTCTTAGGATAGTCTAAAAGGTACTTATGGCGAACACACAAACATCAGTCCCAGCATTTACAGCAGGACAAGTTTTAACTGCCCAGCAACAAACGGAAATTAACACGGGTATTCCAGTTTTTGCGGACGAAACAGCGCGTAACAACGGCTTCGGCGGCACGGGCGAAAAAGTTTTAGCCGAAGGTCAGTTTGCGTATCTCGAGGACAGCAACACAACGCAATACTATGACGGGTCAGCGTGGCTGTCAGTTGGCGGAACGTTCGCGTTAACTTTGATTAGCACTACAACTATCGGTAGCGCCGTGTCGAGCGTGACCGTTTCAAATGCGTTTAGTAGCACTTATGATAATTATAAAATTATTATTAGTGGTGGTGCTGGTTCAACTGACGGCAGCTTGAAAATGACTTTGGGTGCAACTAGTACAAATTATTATTGGAACGGTTCGTATGGTGGATTAAATTGGACTAATACTATTAACGGCGACGCGTCTGGTGGCATTACGTCGTCGTTGGGTGTTGGTTTATTTAGTGCAAATTCTATTTTTGCAAATATTGACTTATCTTGTCCAAATTTGGCCAAAGTCACAAGTTATGCAAGCCAACAAGTGCGAACAGCAACTGGCGGGTTTTTCGGTACTTTTGGCGGTTTTTTGAACGACACTACTCAATACACAGCGTTCACTATTACAACATCAACAGGCACTTTAACTGGTGGCACTATAAAAGTTTACGGATATCAAAATAGTTAGGTAAAAAATGGCGACATACAAAATACAAATAGACGACAAAGTGCGAAACGCTACAGCAGACGAAGCCGCACAAATTGAAGCAGCACACGCCGAAGCGCAAGCAGAACTTGAAGCGCAAGCCGCCAAACTTGCTGCGCGTCAAGCCGTGTTAGACAAACTTGGATTAACCGCAAGCGAAGCCGCCGCACTATTTGGCTAATTATGTCAAACAAAAAAATTAACAAAGCCAAACGACAAATAGGCGACCAAACAACCAAAGGCGGCCTAATCGGTTTGTTTATTTATTGGGCGACACAAAACAACTTAGACCCTATGTTAATTAGTTTGCTTGTACCGATTATTTCTAGTGTGTTGGCGTGGCTATCGACAAAAGTAGGCGACCCAGATTTAGCCTGTTTATTCATACCTAATGACAAAGAAAAAGACGATAAACCGTAGACCGTATACAGCGGTTTTAGCGCCAGTTGCTAAAGGCCCGTTGCAAGGTACAGACGAATTTATACGCCAGGTAGTTAAACGGTCTGGCGGTTCGCTGTGGAATAACGGTAGCTGGGTAGTGCGCCAAATTCGAACCAAACCAGGCCAGATTCGAACCAAACCAGGCCAGTTATCTAATCACGCGCGCGGCTTAGCGGTCGATTTTAGTTATAGGAAAATGACAGATAAAGGCGTAGTTAACGGACGCAAAATAGCTTTACCGTTTATCTACAAACTTTTAAAAAACGCTGACAAACTGCAAATAGAATTAGTTATTGACTATGCCGAAAACCGTAGCTGGAAATGCGATAGAGGGACTTGGCTAAAGGGTAAGTGGTCGGGCGGCGATTGGTTTCATATAGAAATTTCGCCTGCTATGTCTGTTAATGAAAACCTTGTAAAACAAGCGTTTAATGACGTTTTTAAGGATATGCCCAAAACTGTATAGGGGTTTTGTTAGGCTGGTTTTAACCCTAACGAGAAAGTAGGCAACTAATGACCTTATTTACTAAAGGCGCTTTATCGGCGCTTATCGCGTTTGTTTCTGCGTTTATGCTGACCAAACCCCCAGCACCTACGCCAAACGATTTACAGCTACGCTACGACACGGTTTACGAAGGGTATAGCCAGCCTGTTACCGTGCCTTCTACGTCGACTACAGCCCCAGCGCAGACCCTTTGCGGGCAAGTTTTTAATATGGCTAAATATGTTGGTTGGCCAGTTAACGAACTTTCAACCGTTGTAGCTGTCGCCTACCGTGAAAGCCGCTGCCAGGTAGACGCATTTAACCCCAAAGACCCAAACGGGGGTAGCGCGTCCGTTATGCAAATAAATTACTTTTGGTGCAAACCCAGCAAATACTGGCCTAACGGCTATTTACAAGCGCACGGTTTACTTAAAGACTGCGCCGAACTATTTGACCTAGAAACTAATTTACGTGCGGCGTTAGCCATTTACCGTTATAGCGAAGGCTGGCGGGCGTGGTCTTTATAAAACACTTTATTATTGCGTCGCTTCTAACTGCGTACACGGTTGGGCTATGGTACTTTATAACTAAACGAGAAAGGCTACGAGAAAATGCCAAACCAAAACGAACCATTTGACGCAGACCGCGAACAGTTAAAAGCTTTAGCGCACGTCATAAACCAGATAACAGATAACAAAGTCCCGCTAGTCGACCCTGCGCGGCCTAGCGATATGTTTATGCCAAAAACTACCGATTTTGTTACGAATAAAAATATTCGTAATTTGCAAAACTGGTGCAGCGAATACGTTTTTGACGACGGCGATTTAGTACAAGACTTAAAAAGCGTCATAGTCGAATTGCAATACTTGTTAGCGGTAATAAAAGATTTACGCGCCAAAGTAAAAGAAGGCGAACTACGCGAACGCGAACTACAAGAACGTCTTAACCACCAGGCAACAGAAGTACAGCGCCTAGAAAATTTGGTATTTCGTGATAACTAAACTAAACGATTTAGGCCAGCCAGTTATTCAATTAACGCAAGACGATTATAAAAACTGTTTAATAATTTCGGGCCTTATACAGTTAGAAGTTGAGAACCGGAAAGCCAAAACAACTTACGACGCAAACCCGTTGCTATCTGAAGCTATAAAATTTTGCGGGCTTTTAGGTGAACAGGCCGTAGCTAACTATTTTGATTACGTAAATGTTTATCGACCATATAGTTTTAGGTCTAACGACGTTTTAGGTTACGAAGTGCGGGCCACTTATCACGAAAACGGCTGCCTACTTACTCACGCACCAGACGACAAACATTACGGCGACAAACCAGGCCGATATATTTTGGTAACTATCAACCAACTAACACAAGAAGCGACGCTACGCGGTTTCTCGACGCTTAAACGCTGTAACGAAAGAAAAGACAATTACCAAACGTCTTGGCGTTATCCGTGTTTTGCTATGCCACAAAACCAATTATGGCCTATGGATATGTTGCCAGCGACTGACGAACTTATTAAGCACCAAACAGAAAAGGCGGCGTAATGGGCTTTAGTTTGGATAATTATGTCGACGTTGCTACCCGCTTACGTTTAGCGTTTGAAAAATACCCAGATTTACGCATACAAGAAACAGCGCGTGAAGTTATCGAAATGCCGGATAAAAGCTGTTTTATTCGTTGCACGGTTACCGTCTGGCGGGACGCTAACGACCCAATACCAGCGATAGCGACAGCTGCCGAACTTTACCCAGGCCGTACGCCATACACGAAAAACAGCGAAAACGAAGTAGGTTTTACGTCCGCTTTGGGTCGTGCGCTTGGCTATATGGGTTTTGCTATTAGTAACGCGATTGCTAGCCGTGATGAAGTGCAGGCAGCCCAAAGCCGTCAGCAAACTCATTTAGCGCCAGTTAAACCGTTACACGATATAGAAGTACCGTTTCCAGAAGTACAGCACCAGCCAGCGCCCAGCACAAAGCAATTAGGGCTTATGCGGGCTTTAGCTAATGGTCAAGGCATTACAGGCGACAAACTAAAAGAGTATTGCAGTAATGTTTTAAAACGCCAAATAAACACGACAGGTGATTTAACTAAAAGCGATATCTCGAAGGTTATAGACGCGCTAAAGTTATCTGAACTTAAAGACAACTAAATAAGTTTCACAATAGGCCTAAGCGCGTGGCGGCGCGGTTGGCGTAATACGCGGTAACGCGGGTAGAAGGCGCTGTAGTGATACAGGGTCTGGCTAACGGTTAAAGATATGGGTGCTGCGCGAGGCTAAGCAGCGGGTGGGCTGACAGCACTAGGCTTAATCACAACATAAAGACGATATGAAAACAAAACAAACTTACAAACTTCAGCCCGTCTACCTGGTCAGTCAACACAAACTAGGACAAGGCGCGAACGCGCCGCGTCAGCACAAGCCGTAGGCGCGTGAGAATATGACACAAGGCAAAAAACGCAGAACCCACAACCCAGCCCAACAAAACAAACGCAACCTAAACGCCGAAGCCAGAAGCAAAACAGAATTTAAAACAAACCGACAACGCCTACTAAAAGACAAACCGTTATGCCATTGGTGCAACAGTCGACAAGCAACAACAGCAGACCACCTAATAGAAGTAGACCGCTGGCCACACGGGACGCCAGGCGTAAACGGTCTCGATAACTTAGTAGCCGCCTGCAAACCCTGCAACAGTTCACGCGGCGCACGATACGGAAACCTTAAACGCAAAAGCATTTACGAACCAGCACCAACAATAAACGCAAACCCAAAACGCATTTATACAAACGATTGCATAACTATTCAAAACGAAAACGCAAACCCGTTTTTTTCCCCAAACCTTCCTGCC